TTATTTTCTTCCATGGTTATATATATCACCGAATTTAGTCTCTATGAAAAATATATAGAAAAGCTTACCTCTTTGAAGTCCAACGAAAGACCTATTATCCCCTGAAGCACGAAACGCATGAAGGTCGACTTCCCTTGTTACAAAAGAAGGCAATTTATCTTTCGGCTTAATGTCATTGTACGGAATAGGCTCCATGCCATATGAATGTCTATGTGACAACCGTATTCCATCCCATCCAAGCTCACACAATTTTTGAAGTCTTAATATAAAGCTAAGAAGGAACGAATGGTCTTTACAGTCTTTTATAGACTCATCCGATAGGTATTTAAAAGAGAACAAGGGATGGTTTATTTCAGATAAATCACTTATTTCCCCTACGCTAATCTTATTGGAGTTTATAATACTCTGTATAAAAGAAAGCCCATCATCGTTTTCTTTTTTATTGTTTTTGCCCTTTCTTCTCATTTCTTCAACCTGGTTTTAAAGAATGTCTTAATCTTAACCTTTGTTATCACATTCCCTTCTCCGGTTTTAGTGCTTTTCCACGGATGTTCGTTATGGGTCATATTCATAAGCCCAAGTGCAGAATATACTCCATACACCTTAAATACTTCATTGAATAACGCTTCTTCTTTTTTGTTTTCAAATTCAAATTCAAATTCAGAATCTAAATGAATGCCATTTTTACCGTTACTCTTATATTCATCATATACAGAAGGTACTACTGGACCGTACATCCATGCTTCGATTTCTTCATCAAACAATGGAGTCCCAAAATAGGCTAAATGAAAACCTTGCTGATAGTACAACATCTTTTGGAGCTTCATGTTTGTCATAAACTCTTCTCCGCAACTAACTTGTTCTGCTTTCTTTATAAGAACCTTTGCTATATCTGATGCCTTGTATGCCATAATACGTTTTTATTACATTTATATAGGAACGAACGACATGTTTTAAGCACAACACCATTAACAACGCCATGAGCATTGTTGACAACATTACAGTTACATTATAGCTTTGGTATTATACTTCATAATACAATATTTCGCTACAAAATAAGACATAAATAAGGATGTAACCAAAACATGAGACGGATTTATTTGTAATTTAGACTGATTATAAATAACAACGTTTACGTTATGATACCCCGCCAGTAATACGGCTGGCGGGGTAAATAAACTATTTGTTTATTCTATTTTACATAAACCAAATGATGAAGCACATTTCCGCTTTTTGTATCAACTTCCGCCAACCTGACTGCCTAAAATCTTCATATTATAAATTTTCTTTTCCTTTACCTTTCCGCCTTTCAGTATTGCGACTTCTTGTCTCAGTTGTACAACTTCTTTAAGTAATTTTTCATACGCTTCTGCGAGACGGAGCATGTGCTTCATCATTAGATTTACATTTTCATTCATTATATTTCAAATTAATAAATTGTGTCTTGTCGAAATAAAATATCAACAAATTTTATATTGAAAAGGTTTTATTTCAAAATATGTTTGTAAACATATATATTAAACAGCCTTTCTTCTCACACTGAATAGGTCTTGTATTTCTTCCACAGATTTGTTTAGAGCGTTAAATCGCCTTTGCAAATCCTCAAATTGCGCTTCATACATGACTACTGTCGTTTCATACATTCGCTTCCAGTATTCAGCAGTTTCCGGAGATGGCAAATCTTCTACATCTTTTTCAGACAAAGACGAATGTGAAGTTTCATTGTCAAGGAACATTGGACCTTTGCCGGTGAGGATGTAGTTGGCGTTGACTTTATACATTTGACAAAACTCTTGCAACGTGTTCATAGACACACCGCATATTCCACGTCTTATTTTAGACATGGTGGCCTTTGATAAATTTTCTAAAGTGTTCCACACCTTATAATCGGTAAGTTCCAACTTTTCTATCGTCTCTAAAAAACGATAAGTATAATCATTAAACGCTTCATTATTAATATCATGTTCGGCATTATTTTTTTCATTGCCCAAATAGATATATTTCATATTTGCATCTGGAAAACATTCTGCAAACTTAGATAAGAACTTCTTACTTGGCTCTTGTATTCCCTTTTTAATTTTGGTAAACATAGCCTCTTGAACTCCAGTACTCTTTGCTATATTATAGAAAGATACTCCCATTCTTTCGACTTCTTCAAAAAATCTTTTTGTTAAATCACTAAGATTTACTTTGTTCTCATTTTTAGAAAAAGGTTGTCCTTCTCCCGTAATAAGCCACGCCCGGCTATATTCAGGAAATACAGATAATATTTTATCCGCATAATTAGCACTTATGGCTTTTATTTTCCCATCACGAATATCATACAATGGCTGTGCCCTCTTAATTCCCATTAACTGAGATAGCTTAGAAAGAGTCACTTTCTCATTATCAGTGATAAACTCTAATATTTCCCTACTGTTCATCATAATAATACTGTATTTATTTGGAGATACAGTATTTTACTGTATCTTTGCACCCGTTGCAAGTAGAGCGGCAACAGACACATGATTAAACAATCGCCCTAACGTGGGCTTTTCTATATGGAAATCCGTTGCCGCTCTACTTTAGCAACGGATTTTTTTATTTTATAAAGTACAATCGGTTATTGTTTCCGCTTTACGAGCTACTGCGGAGGGCTATCGGGGAAAATACGTTCGACCAATAACAGATTTAAAACAACCTTCCGAAGCTTCACGGTGAAAGCCCGTGAGGGGATGCACGAAAGAAGGCAGTCGATTGAAATAAGCAGACTGGTGCGCAGGTGCAGGTTACGAGATAACCAACTCTGTAGAAGCTGAAAGCCGAGATTGGAAGCACCCAATTCAGAGCCGAGACGAAAAAGCCGAGATGACGGGCTCATTCTCTTGAATCATTCCCAAAACCGCAAGAGAGAAAAACGCTCTCTACGGGTAAGGGGATGATTCGCTCAATTCCCCTACCTCAAATCAAAGCAGGTTATTATTTATTAAGTTATATAACTTATTATAAACTATATATTCATTATAACTATAAACTTAATATTAATATAATTACAATGGAAAAAGTAAGTCTTAAATATGAAGCATATACAGACGGAAGTTGTGACAATCTTTCTCCTTATGGAGAAGGTGGGTCAGCCTATATAATACTTAAAGACGGTATAATAATAAAGGAATCCAAAAAAGGATTTGTTGGCACTACGAATAACCGTATGGAAATGCTTGCAATAATAAGTGCCGTAAAATCTGTTCCAAAAGGGGCTACATTAACCGTATACACAGATTCTCAATATTGTATAACGAGCTTTACGAACTGCAAGAAACCCAAAAAGAACTTAGACTTAATAAACCTCTATCATCATTGCGCCGCATCACTCCATGAGATATGTTTTGTTTGGATAAAGGGACACAGCGGCAATGAATACAACGAGCACGTTGATTGTTTAGCCTATTCTGCTTACGAGGAGATTATAAAGAAATATAACCTTCCCAAGACAAGGGTCGGAAAGGGAAGATAACCATTATTAACCGATTATACAACATTTCAAAGAACGAATTATGAAAAATGAACCTAATTACACAATTACAATTTCCCGTAGATACGTTGAGGGGAAAAACAGCCTTAATGTAGAAAGAACCGTTACAAACGCCGAAGACGGTGAAGTAATATTTCATTCACTGCATGAAATTAGCAGCGACAGTGAAAAAGAATCACCTATTACGTTTCTTGAAAAACATTTAGGGCTGTACCCTCCCGAAAGCAAAAGCCAATGCAGATGTAATAGATGCCGCAATTTCAGTGATGGTTTTTACTTTCTCCGAAACGGGTGGCTCCACCGTTTTTTTAAGAGATTCAAGTTCAAGTTTTAGTCTTTCCAAATCATTTGAGAGCATTTGGTCTTGCATCTTAAATCCCCCATAGCGGTAGAATGTATCCAATTTTGAATTAAGATATATTTTACCGCCATTCTTATAACCTTCAATTTTAAGCATCCCCATATCTTCAAGTTCAATCATCACTTTTTCAAATTGCACCATACTGATATTAAGGTCTGGGACATTTTTATATTCAAAATAAAAACCATTTCCTTCTTTATTAAGAAGTTCATGCACTATTTTATCCTTTTCCTCCGGCATTATTACCTTAGGATGCTCCTTTTCCCCCTTCGATGCTGTCCTAAACTCAACCATAACAATATATTAATCAGAGTTTTACTAAAAACATGTTTTATAACATACATTTATTTACTGTATCAATATTGCAAATACAGTATTTTACTGTATCTTTGCACTGTTGTTTTAAACAACGTTTTAAGCAAGGCTATAAAACTAAAGTAAATACAAAGATAAGAAAATAAATAAAGAAAGCAAATATGAAGTACGATTTATCAGACATAATGAAAAAGGCTCACAACTTCTACAAGACCGGAAAATACACCTGGTCTGAAAGCTTGAAAAAGTCATGGAAGATGGCAAAGTTTTCTGTCCGCGTAAAAGAGGAAATATCCAATATGGTAGACTATAAGTCTGCTGACGATAAAGCGTTCACTAATAGATTGAGAAAGGAGAATGAAGGCTATAAGCCGGCAAAAAGAAGCGCCTATGATAATTTCAATGCTCCGGCTTCCGTCTATTATACTTCTAACAACAGAGGGCGTTTTGGCTCTTGTTTCGTGGGTGATTAACAATAAAAACAATTAATAAAATGACTGATTGGGCAAATATTGTAAAGGTAGTTTCTGCAACTAAAACATTGGAGTATCTCCCGTTGGGAAAGCCTAAGGGAATAAAACATAAAGATATTACTGAGACTGTTATACGTTCTACTGTCACTCGGTTGTCAAAAAAAGGGTATTCGTTTTATGTAAAACCGACTTTTTATGGTACAGAAGTAACAAGAATTAAATAAAATTTCCTTATGAATATTAACAGAATATCAAAACAGACAGCCATGTTTGCAATAGGATTTATCGGCTTCTTATTCCTTCTCGGCATCGCAGGTAAATCAGATTATAATCAGGAAGTCATATACAACATGACGGAAACGGCTTACAATGTTATTGTAGATTCTCTCGGCGAAGGTTGTAGCGATACTCAAATCGTAAAGACTTATTTAAATAACAAAGAATATTACGACAGTCTAAGTTGGTAGGTTATGGGAAGAACGAAATCTGTAGGAAAGGTAGAGCCGGTCAACAAACTATGGCTTTCCGCTAAGGAAGCAATGGCATACTTAGGATGCAGTGATAAACTGTTGGAAAAACTAAGGAACAATGCCGAAATATCATTTTCCCAATATAACAAACGTACCATTTGGTACGACTTGAAAAGCATTGAAAGGTTCATAGAAAGAAACCGCGTTGTGTGAACAACGCTCCTTCCTCTTAGCTCAGCCAGGCAGAGCATCGCTATGGTTACTTGTTCGAAGGTTTAGTATCCGGTAATTTCCGGTTAGCGAAGGTCGCACGTTCGAGTCGTGCAGAGGGAGCATTATAGGCGAAACCGATGAGCCAAACATTCGGGATGGGAGACTTAACCCTCAAAAATGAAGTCGTGTTCAGGGCACGTAAAATTAGCCTGCGCTGATAAGCAGTATATCTATATATACACATAGCTGAGGCGATGTATAGCGTGCAAGCAACCGATTGCGAAGACTGTTCATTGAGAGGTGAATACGAGCATAAGGCAGCAGCGTGATTAAGTTAATGAACATACTACAATAGTAGTCTATGTATCAGCGCGGAAAATCGTCCGTTGACCGTTAAAGTATGATGTTTGGGCGTCATTATCGCTGGTACTATTATATACTCCCTTCCCGTCAAATTCGGGAACGCTGAAAAGCCAAACACGTATTGTTGCGTTGAAGGGAGCCAATATTTATTAATCTTTAAATATATAGAATTATGATTGGGAAAAAAGTAATTATTAGAGCAGACAGAGCGGGCGTATTTTACGGAGTATTGAAAGAAAAAAATGGTAGTGAGGTTACATTGACAGACTGCCGAAGATTGTGGTGTTGGTATGGGGCTGCATCTATCAGCCAATTAGCTGTTGAGGGAACGAAAAGACCTAATGATTGTAAATTTACATTAGTTGTACCGATAATCTCTATTTTGGGGGTTATAGAAATAATTCCTTGTACAGATGAAGCGATAAAATCCATTGAGGAGGTAGCCGTATGGAAGAACAGATAAGAAAGTTTCTTAGTATATACTCTGGCTCTGGCTATGGCGATGGCTCTGGCTATGGCTCTGGCTATGGCTCTGGCGATGGCTATGGCTCTGGCGATGGCTATGGCTATGGCGATGGCTCTGGCGATGGCTATGGCGATGGCGATGGCTATGGCGATGGCTATGGCTCTGGCGATGGCTCTGGCTATGGCGATGGCTCTGGCGATGGCTATGGCGATGGCTCTGGCGATGGCTATGGCGATGGCTATGGCTCTGGCTATGGCTCTGGCGATGGAATTAAAACATTCAATGGCGACAAAGCATATATCATTGATGATATTCCTACAATTATCAAGCATGTTCATGACAATGTAGCTAAAGGATATATACTGAACGATGACTTTACATTGACTGAGACATTTGTTGCAAAAAGGAATGGGAAATTCGCTCATGGAGAAACATTGCACGAGGCCTTTGCTTCGCTTCAAGAAAAATTGTATGACGATTCAACCGAGGAGGAAAGGTTGGAAGCTTTTAAAAAGCATTTTCAGGACTTTACTAAAAAGGTATCGGCTAAAGAATTGTTCCATTGGCATCATGTGCTGACCGGTTCGTGCAAGCAAGGAAGGCTGTCATTCTGTGCCAATAAGGGAATAGACATTGACAATGATACTTATACCGTACATGAGTTTATAGAATTAACTCAATATTCTTATGGCGGTGATATAATCAGAAAATTGAAGTAATATGTAATTATCCCGTGGCTCTCAATAGATGTTTGAGAGTGGTAAGGCTTAACATCGGAACGCTCACGGGAACGAAAACGTAATTATATGGAACTAAAAGAATTAACCAATAAGATTTGTGATTTATTTGGATGTGCTAATGTCAGTACATTACCAGATAAAATAATGTCTTCCTTATTTTCTCAGAACGCACCTTTGCTATTCGAGAAGTATAAGGAGTTGTGCCCGGATTTAAAGATTGATTGGCTTCAAAAAGTCTATCAATTTTACCATGCTGACAGAAAAGAAAAAAAGCAAGATTATACTCCTGTTTCCCTCGCTAAACTTGTTGCTTATTTAAGTTGTACTTCGTCAGAAAAAGTAGTTTATGACTGTTGTTCGGGTTCCGGTGCACTTACGATTCAAAAATGGAGTATCAACCCAAATTTAAAATTCGTATGCGAAGAGTTAGACGAAAAAGTAATTCCTATTCTTCTGTTTAATTTATGTATTCGCAATATTGAGGCAACGGTTATCAATAAAGATATTCTGACAAGAAAAGTTATTTGTTCATACAGAACAATTAAAGGCTCTACTTATTCATCTGTTCAACGGTTAATGTTCTCAGAAATGGAGCTTTTAAAGGCGGATGTAGCAATTTCCAACCCGCCATTTAATTTAAAAGTTCCTGTATCTGAAAATATAATTAAAGCTTTACCTCAGAAATACACTTGTAATTTTGCTTTTGTGGCGCATTGCTTGCAAAGGAGTGAAAGATGTGCGTTGATTCTTCCCAGAGGTGTGCTTACAAGCAAAGAAGAGAAAGAGTGCAGGAGATACTTTATTGAGAAGGGATGGCTGCAAGCTGCTATTTCTTTGCCGGAAAAGATGTTTGAGTCTACCTCTGTAGCGACTTGCATACTTTTGTTTGATAAGAAGAAAACGAGTAAAGATGTGATGCTGATTAATGCGGAGCAAATGAAAACTGTTGAAGTGCGGGAACAGCGTGGAGAAGGTGAAGCATCACACTATAATCGTATATATAAAAAGGAATTTAACACCTTTTCGGACGAACAATTGGTTGCTATATGTGAACTTCTACATAAGGAACAGGAAGGTTATTCAAAGAAAGTGTCCATAGAGGAGCTTTTGAATCATAACTACAATCTTGATATTGGCCCATATCTTCCAATTTATATGGAAGGTACACTTCATCGTGATTTTAATGCTATTATAGCAGATATTAACCGTGTTATCCGTGAACGTAATGTAATAAAAGTGACGGTTAATAAAGTGTGGGCTGAGAAATTGGGGCTTACAGAAATTATAAGAGCGTGTGAAGCATCTAATGAAGTAGTAAAGGCGATGAATGAAAGTTTTGCATCATTCAAGAATTACGAAGTAAAAGAGAAAATTATTGAAAACAAATATATCCAATCTTCCGCTTCAAAAATATTTTACATAGAGAATACAGATAAAAAAATATTATCGAGCATCATGCCTTTTTTCATGAATATGTATAAGCAGCATATTTATTACTTAAATAATGAAGAGAATAGACTTCTTGCAGAACTTAGAGATTCAATGCTTCCATTTCTTATGAATGGAAAAATAGAGTTTAATGACAAAGAAACAGCCTGTAAGGGTGAATAATTCATGATAGCTTTTTAATGTAAACAGTCCCGTCCACGTGCTGGTCGGGAAACACTGCGACATGGCGGAATGGTAGACGTATCACTCTATGATAGGAATGTCAAACCTTAGATGTGCGGAGCTTGACAACTCGTCCCGGTTCGAGTCCGGGTGTCGCAACATCTTCACTACAGATGAAGTATTTGTTTAGTCGTAGCCGGGCGGTCTGTGAAGATAGTCCGGTCTTTTTATTGAAACCAATTAATAACAATATAAATATGAAAAAGAAATTTACTCCTGAAAATATTCAGGAACTTAAAGAGAATCAAATATTTGTTTTTGGCAGTAATATGAACGGTAACCATGCCGGTGGAGCAGCCAGATTAGCAGTTGAGAAATTCGGTGCAATCATGGGACAAGCCGAAGGATTGCAAGGGCAATCCTATGCTATTCCTACGCTGAATGAAGATATGGAGAAAGTCACAGAAGAAGATTTGATAACCTATTTGGGTAACTTGCGGAATTTTGCCAACGAACATCCTGAAAAGGAGTTTCTTCTTACCGCCATTGGGACGGGAATAGCGGGGTTTGATACAAATTATATGGCATATATGGCTCTCAGAGCAAACCTTCCTGATAATGTTACTATCCCGAAAGAATTCAGTAAGATAAAAGGGTTCAAAGGCTTCAACTCTGATATGACTTGCAGGGATTTTAAATATGAAGAGGGAAAAGATTACGAAGAACAAGGTGATATAAGCGCTTGTAGTAATGGTTTCCACTATTGTCTTCATCCCTTAGATGTATTTGGCTATTACCCTCCTGCATACATTGGAATGAATAAGTTCCATGAAGTTGAAGGAAGCGGGGATATGGATGTTGATACGGATGATACCAAAATTGCTTGCTCAAAAATCCACATAGGAGCAGAGTTAAGTATTAAAAGCATTGTTGATGCGGCAATCAAGTTCACTTTCAGCAAATGTAAGTGGGTAAAGGAAAAGATTGCTACCGGCTACCAAGGCGCTGCATCAGCTACCGGCGACTATGGCGCTGCATCAGCTACCGGGCACCAAAGCGCCGCA